TTTTCATATATTCCAAAACACCCCTGGTTTTGTCAGAGTATCCACGCCATTTTGTTCCCCACCCTAAAACCTTAACCGGAACATCGAACTCGTTATTGACAAGTTCTTCTAACATACCCCGAGACACATTGGCGTATGTCACAACTTCCATGGACATATTTAAAATAACACAATATAATAAATGATAGGGTTATCGATACTCTTTATTATTTGGTTTTTTAATCACGGGAGTGTGTGTTCATGTAAAAATTCCGGACATGTATGTGCACGAACTGAATTTTATGGATTTCAATATGGTCATCTTTTCTTTTACATGCTCGCGGGTCTGTTGTACCCAGATAAAATGAAATTCTGGTTGGGAATGGGTGTGTTATGGGAAGTGTTCGAATATTGGTTATCGTGTAACCCCAAGTTAGTTCGAAAGTTTGGTGGGTGCCTTACGCATTACGAAGGACGTGACGAGGGGCCACTGTGGTTTCGTAAGGTGTACGGGGGTAAACCTAAATATGAAAACTTCATAGATCGCATGTTCGGAATAAAGAATTCCACTGAACACACATGGCACTATTCAGTCGGTGAAAATCTGACAAATATCATTGGATTTATGATCGGTCAGAGTCTCCTTCAATCGGGATCGAACCGATGACCTCGCGATTAACAGTCGCACGCTCTAACCAACTGAGCTATGAAGGAATGGTCCTCTCTACCTGAATCGAACAGGTGACAAATGGAACTACAGTCCACTGCTCTACCAACTGAGCTAAGAGAGGAAAGCTCCCACCAAGATTCGAACTTGGGGTGGTGGATTCAAAGTCCACAGTGTTGACCAACTACACTATAGGAGCGTCTCTTCCAATCGGGATCGAACCGATGACCTACAGATTAACAGTCTGTCGCTCTAACCAACTGAGCTATGGAAGAATAATGCTGAGAGTGGGATTCGAACCCACGCGTGCGAAGCACAGGCGATCTTAAGTCGCACCCCTTAGACCTACTCGGGCATCTCAGCTCGTTTCTTGTCTAATTCACGGTCTATTCCTTTAAGTAATTTGAATTGTGTGAAATCTTAATGTAGTGTAAATATAAATGAAAGTCATTCTTCGTAACAGTCCCAAAAATGACAAAAAATTTAGGGCCACGTTCGACGATGGAAAGTATGTAGATTTTGGGGGTAAAGGGTATTCGGATTTTACGATCCATAAAGATCCTGAGCGTATGCGAAGATATCTCGCGCGTCATTCGCGTATGGGTGAAACCTGGACCAAATCCGGGATGCAAACGGCTGGTTTTTGGTCGAGATGGTTATTGTGGAGCCGACCTTCGATGCCCGAAGCTAAAAAGTACATGACCAAACGCTTCGGAATTCATTTCGTTTAGAAGAAATGTTCAGTCCTATACATCTTCACGTCGTACGGAGACTGGTTACCTAAAACGGATACTTGGTTGTTGTCGTATAATTCCGGACAACCCAGGGTATCCATACAATCCCGACCGTTATGTGTAACGGGAATCGAATAAATTTGCTCACCAGACGTCGATGTGTAATAATTGTATCGATCCCTATGACCCCTGACTTCCTTTCCATAGAGGGGCAGGGTTTCTCCACCAGAACCTGTCAATAATCCCATCTGCTGCACGTACCCAGGTTTATACTGTTTAATAGGAGGTCTCCTAAATTCGGGTTCAGTTTCGGGTACTCTATAATTGATAGGTGCCGGGATAGGGACTTGAACCTTCATAGCACGCGCGCGATTTTCGCGGCGTTCCCTCTTTTCGTTATCCATAATATACTTCAAGTAGCCTATATAAATGGAAAGAAGTATGACAATACCGAATCCTATGGCATTCTGAGTCGAACGTTTCATTTATATAGAATTAGAAATTAAATGTAGCCATATATTATGGATAAGAAAAAATCGAAAGTGTCCGATAAAAAAGAACCTAAAGAACCAAAGATATGGCACCCACAACAAGAACGTATTTTAAAAACATGGGGTGAAGCGTCGGCTTGTTATAGGTATATGAACAATCACGCGTATCTGATGTATAAGAAATTGAGTATGCGTTTTACCATACCGGTGATCGTTCTGTCGACAGTGACAGGGACTGCAAATTTCGCGCAGGGGTCATTCCCCCCGAGTATGCAATCTATGGTTCCTGCTATCATAGGTTTCATGAATTTGGTCGCGGGTCTCCTAGCCACGATCATGCAGTTTCTCAAAGTTAACGAATTGATGGAAGGGCACAGGGTGGCTTCGTTACAGTACGGAAAGTTATCGAGAACGATTCGTCTGGAACTTTCCCTGCCCATAGAAGAGCGCAATTACGATGGTTCCGCTCTCATAGAATCGTCTCGTGCGGAGTATGACAGACTCATAGAACAATCACCTCCCATACCATACGAAATCATACAGGGATTCGAAAAGACATTCCCGAATGATTCGGAATTCTTCAAACCAGAAATAATGCATATACACCCGATTCAAACGTTCGTGAGTGAAGAAGATCTAAAGATGAATCTGCGGAAAGACTTGGACTATTTACGGGGACGTACCGCTGACCAACTACTCACGGATATTGTCATAAAATCTTCGACAGACGACGAGTCAGGTACACGACCATCAGAAATAGAATAATATTAAAGAGTGCGATACATGCTATGACAGGTATAACCGTCTTCTTTATCGGATTTATTACTTTGTTATATAAGATCTGATTATTAAAGAAAATATCTAAAGCTTCTTCAGTAAGATCATCTTTGATGGATTCCTTCATTAAAATAATACCACAAAAAAAGGAGCGACCCTTGACGCTCCACACTAAAGAGATTCAACTTCTCGAAAAATATATTTCAGAAGGAAAGAATGTTTTCGTGTGTGGGCCTACTGGTAGAGGAAAATCTTTTACTGTGTCACAAACGCTGATGGATAAAAACTTTGTAGAGATACATGCGGATACGTTACACAAGAATCAGGTGACGTTCCACGATATATTGAAATCAAATTCAATCGCGTTACTGGATGGATACGATACGAACGTGTACTGGCAAAAGCAAATTGTCGATTACGTCTCGAACAACGGGTCGAATGTAAAGAATTCGTGTGTGGTGACGTCCACGTCCGTTCATGTACTTCCAAATTTCGAACTGATCATCATACCACGCCGAACACCCGACGAAATCGCGTCTCTTCTACCTTATCACACGCGTTCACGCCTCGCTGCGGAAAAATGTGATGGGAATATATTCAACTTTTACGATTACGTGCACAATTCGGACGAAAAGGATGTTTTCAAAACCTCGAAAGATGTCATCACGGATGTCTTATGCTCTATAGGAACTTTTGATATTTCACAAACGCTTCACGAACATGGACATGTATGTGATGTCGTACATGGAAACTATTTAGATTCTAAAGATCACTCCACGGTTGATATAATATCTTCGTTATCGAGCGCTGATGTGTACGATACCATAATATATAAAACGGGTGATTGGGATCTCATGCCATATTACGCTCTACACGCTGCAGCTATTCCCAAGATGCACATCGGCAAACCTTTACAGGAAAATACCATCAAAGCGGGTAGTTCGTGGACGAAATATGGCAATTACAAGATGCGTCTGAATAAATTGAAAGGGATACAGGCGAGAAACACGTCACGATTGAGTGTAGAAGAACTGTGTGTCGTGCGCCAGTACATGTCAAAGGGTGTGTTCGATCAAGCATTACACTATAAATTGACACCGAGCGATTTCGACGTCATGAATCACCTCGCGTTAGTAAACAAACTGAAACCAAACGAAGTAATGAAAGTTAAAAAGAATATGCGAAATTTGATAAATGAGTTCTGATAACGAGGACGAACATGAAGAGACGGCTGAGGTGCGCACGTCGGGGTGCGACATTTACTACTATGGCGATATAGATCGCAAGAATGTCCTCAACTTTGTCGAAAAGTTCAAAACGTTAGAGGCTGATCTGCTCAAAAAGGCGATCGACCTTCCTGGGTACACACCTACTATCAACGTGCGTATCTGCAGTGATGGTGGGGATGTTCATGCCGGTATGAGTGCCATGGACACTCTAAAAAGTTCAAAAGTGCGCGTACACACGTATGTCGAGGGGGTGTGCTGTAGCGCCGGGACATTCATGTTGCTTGGTGGTGTGCGTAGATATATGGGAAAGCACGCGTACGTCCTTATTCATCAATTGAGTTCCGGTTTCATGGGTAAATATACCGAATTGAGAGACGAACTGAGAACATGCAAGAAAATTATGAAAACTGTCAAAAAATTATATAAATCCGAGACGGATATTCCAAAAGACGTACTCAAAGACATGATGACACGAGATATTTATATAAACGCCGATGAGTGTATTAAGTATGGCGTTGTTCACGAGATTTCTTAACTATCACAAACCGCCGATATAGGGCGATTACACATAATAGTAACACCAACACACTGAGTGTATTCAAATTGAGTGGGATAGTCGTTATTGGAGGAGGTCTAAGTCGTTCCATTCTGCTATAGTTTACAACTGGTAACCCAGACATCTATTTAAAGCGTAGAATTTAAAACTTCGTACAATGGAACGCCTTATCAAGAAAGATAAAAACGGTCGTGAGAGGTTCACTGACATTCGCGTAGAGGACTTGAAGGATGGTACAGCCGATATCGTGAAGGTGTGTGGTGTCGTTGGGAGTGATAAGATGACCGAGTCGAGGACGAATGTCAAAACCGGGTACGAAAAGGCTGTCAATCGAGCCATGACCATGTGGAACAACGAAAGAACCAAGTGTACCGAGATTCTTCCTATGTTGGCGAACAAGTGGGAGGATCGTCAAAAGTATATTACCGAACCCTTTTACGTACAACCCAAGATTGATGGTATCCGTTTACTCGTCTCTAATAAGGGGTGTTTTTCTCGAACTGGTAAGCCTGTAAAGGGTGTCGAACATCTCGCACGCGGTCTCAAGGATGGAGAGTATCTCGATGGAGAATGTTACGTTCCCAAAAAGACATTCGAGGAAATTACGAGTATGTTCAAAATGAACCCAGAGTCACTCGAATTCCACGTGTTTGATTACTTTGATCTGAACCGACCGAACCTGACGTTTGAAGAACGAAAGGAACGAACCTCTGTCGATACATTCCTCGTCAAAAAGGTGGTTGAAATTCAGAAATACCACGATATGTTCGTCAGGGATGGACACGAGGGTATCATGATTCGTGAAGCGTCCAGTGTCTATGAGATTGGGAAGAGGAGTAACCACCTCCTCAAGTACAAGGCATTTCAGACAGACGAGTTTCCCATCGTGGATGTTAAAGAGGGTACGGGACGTGAAAAGGGTACCGCGATCTGGGTGTGTAAGGCGGGAGAACACCACTTTTCTGCGAAACCCGAAGGCACACTCGAAGTGCGCCGGAAATTACTGGAAGATAAGGATAAATACATAGGCAAACAATTGACGGTTCGTTATCAAAATCTAACAGCTCTAGGTGTTCCCCGTTTTCCCGTTGGAATTGTAATTAGAGATTACGAATGAATAAAGTACAATGAATCGCATCGCCGTCGATATCGATGAAGTTCTCATGCCGTTTGTGAAGCCAATGGCTAAATGGAAAAAATTGACGATGCCAGAAAGACCGAAATATGGTTACATTTACAGTAATATGTTTAAAATTACAAATAACGAATCGAAAGAGATGGTGAGAGAATTTTATAAATCTGAAGTGTTCGGGATGATTCAACCTTTGGAGGGGTCAGTTGATGCGATAAAAAAGCTTCGAGAGCATTCCGAAAAAATGTATATCGTCACAGGGAGACAAGAATACGCTCGAAGTGAGACTGAAGACTGGATTAATTTCCACTTCCCAAACATGTTTGATGATATCATTCTAACAAACAGCTACACGAATCGAGAAATATGTAAAATTGACATCTGTACATGCCTGAACATCGGTACCATAATAGACGACAATGACATGACATGCGGAATCGCCGATAGATACGACGTGACCCCTGTACATTTCTGTGGGTACGACGGAAAGCGTGAATATCCGTGGTGTCGTTACGGTGATTTGAGCGTTCTGAGTTGGCCAGAAGCTGTCGACAGGATTATTTCATCCTAAGTACACGTCAAAATATAGAAATGTATTACATGAACACGATTCGCGAATCACTCTTTAACGCGTTTGCTATTATAAACTTTATTAATACTATCGGGTATGTCCGGAACCATGTTCGCCGCTAAAATGCCCGTGAGTGTGCGTCGTTTCACACGTCCGAGGAAATATAAAACCGTGACTACAGCTTACTATTCTTATGATACTAAAAATAGTAAATTGTTGGAAAAAGTACATGATTTGCAGATGTTCCATATATTGGCTTTCATCGGTGATGGAGATTTGGGTATATATTCTGTAAAGTCGATGAATGAGGGTACTGATTGTATAATCGCGTTCAGAACTTTCGAGGATGCCTTTCGCTACAAAACTCTACTCGAAGCGGAAATGAGCTTGGTACCGTATGTACAATTCGCGTCGAGGTTCGAACTTGAGCACATGTGCGCAGTCGGTAACTACAAGTGTCGTGTAGTTGACGAGGGAGTGCTTGTCACACCACCCACTAATACGATCAAAATAACAGATTGGGAGCGACGATCGGCTCTTTTAAAAGGTAACTGGACAGTGAGGGATAAGGACACTTAAACAGTGTCATCTGTGGCACATGAGTGAAGCGCCATGTTATACACCGTATCGAATGCCCTGTAACATGTATTACATCTCACCGTTCCATAGTTGGCGCGTATGCGGGCGTGTATATCTCGAAGGTCGTGCGATCCCATGTGTTCTATAAGAGTATCCATATTCGTATAATTTCGGCCACATATATCACACGAACACATAAATGGTTTTTTATAATCGTTTCTACGGGTGAATTTGAGAGCGAGCTTTA